TTATTAATTTCATCGTGTACATTATTAGCGTGTTGATACTTTAAAATACTGTATTTGTTTTTATCCCTCTTATAATAAATAAATTGGTTCAAATCCTGAGCCATTACCTTATTACCTTTGTACGTAAAAAAATAATTGTTACTTTGCTTCCTTTCAATCGAAACATTGTCAATATTAATTAATTTATCTATTTTTTCGTTGAGGTCGCTAATATTTCTATTTGGGAAACCACCCCCGCCAATCTCATTAATACAAATTTCAGCATATTTATATCCTTTTCTTAGTCGTCCAATAGCTTGGTAAATGTTAGCCCCTAAAAAAGTATTCTGACTGTTTCCTAAGTTCATATATATAAATACTTCCCCATCCTTTGAGTAGTCGCTCCACCCTTCAAAACCTGCAGAGCTTGCAATGACTATATTGCTGTTATTATTTAGCTTATAGCACTCCTTAGATAGTAGTGTAGTTGTGAAGCTAATTCCCGCTATCAATTTAAAATCATTCCTTTGCGCTTCCTTTAGAATCCTTTTAACTATTGCCGCATCCTGCGTGAACAATAGAACCCGTTTGCCGCGTTTGATAGCTGCGGCACATCTTAAAATTGACTCGTTTAAATCGTTTGAGGTGTGCAAATCCTTTTCAAAAGTGTAAGTATTTTCGATTTGAATAGTTATCTTACTAAACAACAAAGGCGAAGCCGTGACAAAACTAACGGCGCAATCCTTAAAGTTTTCGTCTATTGTGAAAATCATTTTCTTTAGCTTGTATCTGAATGAGCTTTGTATAATTGCACTGTGAAATTCATCTACCATTAAATAAGTAACGTTACCCTTTAGGATATAAGAGTAATTCACAAAGCTATCCGATACCAAAACAATCAAATCGTAATTAGTTAGCGACCCTTTAAGCCCTTGACCCTCGTAAACAAACGCAACCCGTTTGCCACTTGCGAAAGTTCCGTTTTTGTGTTCGGCTTCTTTGTCTTTAATTACTGACTGATTAGGTGCGATTAAGACGTTAACCTTTCCAAACTCAGCGCGTAAGTCTGCAAAGCCTGTTGTGAATCCGTTACCCGTGACAACCTTATCCACGTAATTAACCTTGCCTTTCTCAAAACATTGGGCTATTAACTCAGTTGTTAGATACTTGTTTTTATTTATTAGCCTCTTCATATCTGTTGATGTATTTTATAAACCTTAATTTGTTTGAATAGCTAATGTTATCAAATATTAACTTGTCGCTTTTTTGGTGGTTATCTTTTGCCCAAAGCGGTTGATAATTTGTATAATAGCAAAGCTCTGCCGCTTCCTCTTCCGTTTCTGCAAGTGCTAAAGGTATTTGATGGTCTAAGTGCCATTCTCCGTGATTTTCTAAAGTCATTCCCACGGCAAATTGGCTAGTTATATGATTTAAAAAAGTATCCCAATCGCACCCCAATATATCAAAAGTACTTGAATTTTTAGTAAACCCGCCACGTGTAAAAGCACCCCTAACATTACTCCTTAAGTTATTCTTAAACTTAAAGACAGGGTCGGTTTTTAATCTGTTATCCCTATAGGCAGCTATCTTTTCTCTGTTTGATTCCCTGTATGCTTTATGTTTAGCAGCTATCTTTTCTCTGTTCGCTTCGTGGTATGCTTTACTTTTAGCTTTTTTCTTTTCCTTGTTTGATTCCCTATAGGCAGCCATCTTTTCTCTGTTTGATTCCCTATAGGCTTTTTCTTTAGCAAGTATCTTTTCTCTATTTGCTTCCCTGTATAATTTTTGTTGAGCAGCTATCTTTTCTCTGTTTGATTCCCTATAGGCAGCCATCTTTTCTCTGTTTGATTCCCTGTATGCTTTCTTTTTAGCAAGTATCTTTTCTCTATTTGCTTCCCTGTATAATTTTTGTTGAGCAGCTAACTTTTCCTTGTTTGCTTCCTTGTAGGCTTTACGTTGAGCAGCTAACTTTTCCTTGTTTGCCTCTCTCCATTCTTTTTTATATGCAGCTATGTTTTCTTCCTTAGTCATATCTTAAATATTTTTCTACCCTTGCAAAAGGTACGTTATAATAAAATTCGTTTGTTTCTAGGTTCTTAATTGTGTAAGTTCTTGTTTCTAAACAAGTTCCAACAATCAAAAACTTAACTCCGTTATTGACGAAAGTGTTTTTATCTGTTACTATTAAATTTTTCATAAGCCAAAACTAAACAAAAAAAGCCGTTACATATCGCAACGGCTTAATTTTTTTTAAGATTTATTTATTTTCTCATAATACAATAGTGTATATAATAACCAAATAAATCGCGCATACTGTCCTCAGTCTTATCATCTAAGCCCTTGGATAGTATTCTGTTTAGCTTGTCACTCATTCGTGCCTTTAAACCCTCGATTGGCTCCTGTCCGAATATATTAGGACGATGCAAGCTGTTATTATAATCTTTATTTTTCTGTACTAATTCTTTAGTAAATTGCAGCACTTCGTCTGCTATCGCTTTGTTTGTTTCTTCTAAATTCATAATTCTGTTTTTACGTTAAAACTAGGGCAAGCCTTTTTACCATTGCACAACTCATTATGCCCGTGTAAGGTTGCCTTTGGATAATCCTGTTTTAAAATTCCTACTATTGAGCGTAACGCCCTTTTTTGTTTCTCGGTTCTCGTGTCCTTTGGTTTGCCGTTTTCATCGCAGCCACCAATATAACAAATGCCAATACTCCTTTTATTGTAGCCGAAGCAATGCGCTCCAACCTTTTCAATACGTCTTCCAACCTCTAGCGTGCCATCTAGTTTTATAACAAAGTGGTAGCCAATTTCAGACCATCCGCGCGCCTTGTGCCAACGGTCTATATCTCTAGCGCAAAAATCCTGACTTTCATTTGTAGCACTGCAATGTATTATTATTTTATCAATTCTTCTCATTTTATATATTTTAAACGTCCTCTTTTATCGTATATCAAAACTATTTCAAAATAGTTGTCAAGTTCTTTTACTTCCTGACTATATCCCATACTTAGGAATATATCTCGAAATTTTAGATAATATTGTTTATTTGCTTTCATAATTCCATAGGTACATTGAACGGTATTTTTCCATTCTCTAAAACAACGCCAACGCCAATAGCTTCTTTTTTGCCGCCTTGCATATAGCCCATAGCATAGGATTTAGAATCAATCCCACAACCTACAGCCATTCCAAAGATAGCCGCGTTCTTTCCAAAAACCCACTCAGTATAAAAGTCAGTATGATAGTGACCGCTAACCGTACTAATCATATCCCTTTTTGCTGCCATTCTAGCCTTTCCGCTTTTGTCCCCGTGAACGTATCGAACGCCGTTATAAATTACATCAGTACAATAATTCCAATTAGGCGTGTTTAAAACCTCTGTAAATTCTTTAATCCACTTGTTAGGTATGTTTGACGTTTGCGCCTTTCTAATTATAATACGGTCGTGGTTTCCAAGTGTTACGTCCGCAACAGGGAACGCCTCATACCATTTCGCAATTTTATTAATTGCTAACTCTAATTCATCAGCGCCGCCTAAGCCGTCCGCGTCTGTCTCGTGATAACTTGAATAATGAGAATCGATTATGTCACCAATAAACACAACTTTATTACAATTGTATTTTTTGTAGGTATCTTTACAAAATTGTAGATAACCATCTAAACAAAATGGTTCGTGCAAATCGCCAATAACTAGAACATTCTGCACATTATTAGCGCGATGCTTTTCGATTAAGGCGTTTTCCTCTTCGGTTAGTCGAGGTCTAAACTGTTTTTTCATAGTATTAAAAATTTAAATTTTTACAAAACTACGAAATTAATCAATATTAGAACCTTTTTTTATAGGAAAGTTTTATTAAATTGTTTTCTTGTGTGAAATCTCTACCAACAGCAACACCAATAATAGCGCCTTTTTTGTTTTGGTAGTCTAAAGATAGGAACATTTGAGAAAGTAAAGGGTAAGCCATAACCTCAGCGCCGTAATAAAAGCCATTTAAAGGCGTTTTCTCGATGTATATTGAATCTTTAAGGGTATAGCTCTCTAAGGTGTATTTAAAATCAATAACGGGCTTAAATGGAGCTTTGGCTATAATAGTGCCTTTTAACAAACTGTCGTTAATAGAGTAGTGATATTCTGACATTGGCACTTTGTGACCCTCAAAAACAAAAGTATCGGTATGTAGTTGTATAACGGTGTCGGTTTGAATATCTCTCAAATAGAACGAATCTATTTGTATAATAGTATCGCGATACACTTCGCGCACCGTCTCAACCTCAACAGGCTTAGAGCCGAAATACAACAAAAAGAAAGTTAATATTAAAATTATCAGTATTGCAACTCTGCATTTCATTTTAAAACCTTATTTAATCCTTTTTCTATGTACGTTTTTATCTTGTCGTTCTTAAAATATATAAGTAAGCCGCCAATACTTGACAAAGCCAAGAACTCCAACACCTCTAAATCGAGGTATAAGAGTCCGTAAACCGAAAGTAAAAGCATAATAAAACCGAGTATGTTAGTTATTTTATTTTTCATTTGAAATAATTTATTAAAAACATTATGACAGCGAAACCGCCCGCGATAGTCCACTTGGTCTTCTTGTCATCCTGTTGGTATTTTTCGATTGCGTCAACCCTTTGAACTAAACCTTTACCGTTGAACTCGTTACCTACTAAAGCCTCTTTTAAGTCCTTTAAATCCCTCTCTATGTTGTCAATTTGTTTCTGCATTAGTCAAATACTATACCGCTGTTATAATTTGTTTTATTTGGATGTATATCCGCGCAACTGTCGCCATTCTCTAAGTATAGCGGGTAAATATCTGTATTGTCTTTTAAAAACTTTGTCACTCTCTCGCTAAGGTACTCAGCCGCGTTTTTAACGTCTTCGCGTACATAGTGCAATTCGTTTAAGTCAACCGCATCACTATTATCGCTGTTGCTTGTAGATATAGCCTTATTCGTAAACCTGTAGTTAATATAAGGCAAAGCCCTATAAAACGACCACTCAACCAAAGCGGGTTGAATATAGTCATCAATCAAAGTTTTGTTAACCGTAGAAAGTGCGCCAATAGTACTAATTATTTCGTTATACAATTTAGTACCTAACACAGCCTCAATATGTATGTTTTGAGCCTTTAAAATACAAGGCTCTAAAATCTCACTATCAACATTTTTATTAATTGGTGTATTATCTTTTAAATAATCTACACTAATAAATAGTACTTTATTCGTTGCCATCTTCTATAGTTTTTTTATCAAATGATTTAATACCTACTAACTCCAATTTTTCAGTATAGCCGTTTAATTTTGTAATTCGGTTGTAAGTCCTTTCAACAAGTTTCTGTTTAGCATCAATAACATTCCTTTGAAACATTTCTTCATTTTCGATAACCTCATCAGAGCTACCGAGCTTCCCACTTGTTGCAACTCCTGCAATTATTGGCGTTGCTCCGTGTCCCACGATTATGTTCTGTTGAATTTGTTCTTCTAATTGCAAAAACCTTTCGTCTGAGGCGTTTAAATTTACAGGTATAAATTCAGGGCTTGTGTCTCCTGACTCTGAAAATGTCACAAAAACTTGGCTTGCGTTATCCGTTCCCCCGTATTGCTTTTGAAGTTTCTTTTTTAGTGTCTTTTGTTCTTCATCTGTGGGAACTCCGCCCCTAAATGAGATTATCATGCTGGGCGTGAATCCGTTATGAACGCTCGATAAGTGAAAATTAGCTATTTCTTTATCTAATTCAATCCAATCTACAGAAGCGATATAGTCAGGATAAGTATAGAAATCTACCCCCGCCCTGTATTCGTTAACGCTTATTAGCTGAACGCCCTCTTCTCTATACTTTTCACTAAATCCCTGCCATAAACGCGGCTTGTGAGCTTCTTTTCTGTATTGCGACCAATCAGAAGACGTGAAATAAAACGGTACGCCCTCTTTTTCTTGTAGTAATTTGCGCGGGTCTCCGTCCTCAAAAATACCCTTTTTAGCAATTCTAACTTTTGCGTGGTCGATATATGTTAACCTTGACGCTGCTGTCCTATCGTTGTTCCAACTAGCAGCCAAAGAATAACCCCCATAAGTACAAAGGTCGTAAACATTCTTAAAAACAATATCGTTCAAGTCCTCGCGTCCGTTCGGGTTGCTAATAAACTCCTGTAATGCTGCATTTTCTTCAAACCCACTACCCGCAGCCATATTAACCTTTTTCTTAATAAGGCTGTTATGTTTACTCGATGAGTTCATTAAATCAACCAAGTAACTTGGGTAGTCGTTATCGTCTCCATACGCTACCCAGTCCGCTTTTGATTCTGAGAATACAGGCGTATTCTCTTTTTTATTTACGCTAAACCCAAAAAAATTATCCATTATAAACCGTTTTTGTTTTGTTACCATCCGTGTAAACTTCCAAAGATGGTCTTATTGTTCCGTCAACATATACTTTCCCAACCTCGACAAGTTCGGTAATGTTTGCTAAATCTAAATTAGTTTCGCTAACTTGCGAATAAATATGATATTGATAAAAGCCCTTTAAAGGTAGTTTAATAACTCCATTTAGCAAGTCCTCAGTTACGTCTGAAAGCTCAATTTTAAACTCATTATAACGCCCTTTATTTGTCGATACATCCGAAGCTGTGAAAATCTTACTTTCGTTCGTGTCATCGCTCACAAATTCAAACAAATAAAAAGGGTTTGAAATACTAGTCATTTCGCGAAGTGTTAACACAACGTTGTTAATTGTATTTTGTTCAAGTTTAATCATTCTCAATTATATCAAAAATAAATGCAAACCCATTATCAAAATAATATTTATACATATTTTCGGCAATGTCGTTTGTATTAAACTTCCTAAACTTTCCATTTGAAAGGGTTTTATTTCTATATTCTTTTTTTAAAACTAACTTCATATAAATAAAAGTAGATAATAAAATCTTGTTCAATAAAAAAGGGGGCTATTAACCCCCTTAATCAAAATATTTAGTATTTACTAAGCTGAAATAGTAAGCGAAGCAAACGCGGTTGCGTCTAAGTTGTGCGCTCCTACAGGCTCTAAAGCTGTAATGGTTAAATCGTACCCGTTTTTGTCTCCGTAAGCCAATCCCGAACCGTTGGTTTGTGCCGAAACGTCCGCCCCGTTAGCAACCCCCATAAGCCAATAATCCCCGTTTTGAGTCTCAACAATAACGTGCATTGATGTTTTTGCTAACAATAACATATTGTTACGTTTAGCCGCATCCATTTTATGAAACATCATTGTTAAAGTCTGAGTTGTGAAAGTCGTCCCGTTCTCTAAACTCTTGGTTAACTCTTCCGTAAATCCTGCCGTTTGTGGTCTAAATTTAAACGTGTAAAAAGTTTCTGAACTTGTTACCGCGTCTATAATGTCATCAGAATCGTAAGTGAAAGTGGTTGAATCGCTAAAAGCTGCGATATAAACGTTTTTAACCCCGCCTGTGTTATCTTGACACGCTAAAGGTATTCCGCTTGTTAATGTGCAATTTGCCATATTTAAAAAGTTTTATAAAAAAAAGGGCTGCCGCTAGATGTGGCAGCCCCGTTTTTAGATTAATATTAGTTATTAGTTAGATACGATTCTTTCAGGGAAAGCAACGTTAAAACCAATTTTGAATTTGTTAATAACTCTCACTTCGTCAGCTTCGTCAGCGTAGAAAATTTTGAACTCTTCTTGCTCGTTTAACAAATCAGTACCCGCAAACGCGTTTGAAGCTTCCATCAAGAAAATTCTGTCGCTACTGTTAAGCCCCGGAACTCCGATTGCTTTCACGTTAGTGCCCGGAATCATTATCTCGAAATCACCGTCAGCAATGCTGTAGTGGTAAAGGTTTGCATCTCTTAAAGCCTTAGTATAAACTCTATATTTTTCCATTGGCATAAACAAGTGTAAATCCTCAGCTTCTAAAACGTCCTCAGGTATAGCCGCGTACATTTCGTCAACAGCATCAATGATGTTTGCAGCGTCTAAAGCTTTAGTTGTTCCCGTTACTACAGAAGCCTCAGCATCAATCAATTTAATAAGACCGTCAGTCATTGCTAAATTACCCGAACCTGTTGTGTCTCCTTGCCATACTAATTTTTCTATAGCTTTTGCACTTCTTGCCGCTTTTTCTTCTGCATACAATTGAGCGAAAGGAATTTCTTCGTTATAAGAACCCGCTTTCATCATTGTTTGCGTGTAGAACGCTTCTAAGTCATCAACACAAATTGCCTCGTTTTGCTTAATTTTAGCAACACTCAAAATTCTTTGTGTTAAAGTTGTCGTCCCTGACGCGTTAAAACCACAAGCCCCCGCCTGAAATACAGCCGAACCCTCTAAAATATTAATAGCTGCCGAACTTTTAATGTCTGGTTGTACTGTAATTAATCCTAACGTTTTCCCGCCTAAGATAGCCTTTCTTACTAAAGGCATTTTGTTTTCGTCTGTGTACGCGCTAAGCGCGGTTAAATCTAAACTCATAATTTAATTATTTTATTTATTTCTTTTAATGTTTTTTTATGTTTCCTTGATAATACTCTAAAATTTTTGACTCCGTTTTTATAATCCTTTAAAACGTCCTCTTTAGAGTAGTCTATTACTTGAACTTTCTTTTTAGCCATTCTTTCTGAATTGTGCCAAAGCTTTCAAAGCGTCTTCTTTTCCGTTTCTTTTAGGCTCTGCCTGTTCAATTACAGGTTCATCGCTAGCAGGTGCAGCGGCAAACTTTTCAATTCTCTCGTTAGCTTCTTTCAACTGTCCGTCAACCTCTGCAAACTTTTCCAATACTCCCGCTAAAGCGTTTGTAAGGTTGTCAATTTTTTCGTTTAAAGGTGCAAAGTTGTCAACTTCTTCGGACATAGCCTCTTCAACCTCCTCAACCTCTTCAGAAGCCTCAGCGATAGCTGTAATAACACCCGCCTCATCAACGGTTATAACTTGTCCGTCTTCCAACGTGTATTCACCTGCTCCGCTAACGTTCTCACCGTCTTCGGACACGATTGATACTGTTTGACCCTCTGCTAACTCTTGGACTCTTAAAATTACACCGTCAGACGTTTTCACGTCTAAAAACTGTAGCTCTTCTTCTCCAAAAACTAGTTCTTTAATTTCTTTTAATAGATTTCTGTCTTTCATAATTAATTGATTTATATAAATAAAAGTAGTTAATTTAATCTTGTTCTAATTTCTTGTATTTTTTCTTCGTCAGTTAGACAAGAATCTAGTATTTCAAACATCTGTTTTTCAAATTTTGCGTTCTCATCTTGGATAGTTTGCGTAAACATACCCTCTACGCTAAATCCTAGCACTTCTCCTGCCTTTACTTTATCCCATAAGGTATTATTATCAACTTTGTAAGAAACGAACCAAGAACCTCTTAAAACGTCTTTAAATCCTAAAGCCTTGCTTTTGTCGTGTTCAGGGTCTTCGACAATCCAAGATTCGACAACGGTAACGCCGTCAATCAAATTCTTTTCGTGGTCTACGTTTGTTGTTGTGTGGTTGCTGTTTTTAAAATACAACTCAGCACACTTGCGAACTGTCTCTTCGGAAAAGAAAACAAAATATTCGTTGCCGTCAGAATCTAAACGTACGATTTTTTCGTTTGGTATCATTGCACAACCAACAACGATTCTTTTTTCTTCGTCTTTGAATTGATATTTTTCTCTGTTTTTATTGAAATATAAAAAATCTACTTCGATTGCGGGATTCTCAACAAATGAAATTGTGTTGATTCCTGTTTCGTCTTTTTCGTCTACTGTAAGTTCTACTACCATACTATTAAAAGTTAATTATTTTTTTCTGTTTTATTGTTAGACCGCCTCCCTTATATATATATAACAAGTGAAATCTCTGTAGGGCACGCTATCACTCAAAAGTTTTGTGAACAAACTGTAACGAAACGCAAAAATCGACACTTTTGTCACAAGATTACTACCCTATTTCGGCTGCTGTTTTGAAGTCTAAAATGTCGTTTTGTGTATCTGTTATTTCGCTCTCAACTACGTACGCTTTTATCTGATTTTGTCCTGTATTATTTTCTATTTGTTCGGTCTCGTTACCCTGTAAATTTTGCGAAGAAAACAAAGTTTCACTATTCAAACTCGGTGCGCTTGCAGGAGCGTTACCCCCTGTCGGTATGTTAGGTGCTGAGCCTGCCGAACCGCCTTTTTTAGTAGCCGCTAAACCTTTTTGCGTTGCTTTAATACTCGCAGCAATACCGAGAGCAGCCGAAGCCGTATTAATTGCGACAAATGGTTGCCCCGCTGTAACAGGAAAAGCCGCCACCGCCTTAGAGTTTGCCACTATTGTTGATTGTATTGTCCGCGATATGCCGACAACATTCTCAGCAATCAAAGAAGCTGCCATTAACGCCCTGTTGTCTTCGTCTAAAGCCGCCAAAGATTTTAAACCACTAACAGCCGCGTTCAAACTGTGTTGCCTAACCTCTTCCTTACTAGCTTCAATGGCTGCAAACCTGTTTGCCTCTTGTGTGTCTAAGTTTGCCTTTGCGTCCGATGTTGCCTTGTCAACTCCTATGGTCAGCGCGTCTCTCTCTTGTTGACTTATTAAGTCAGCTTCAAAATTTTCGTTTATTTTTTCAAGTTTTGCGGCTCTTATTTCTTCCTCGACAACTTTGACAGCCTCGTAACGTTCTCGGATTTGGTCAGGTGTTAGGTTGTCATCATTCAAACCCTCTTCGGCTAATCTTAGTTTGTGAGCGCGTTTTAACTCTAAGGCTCTTTCTTGACTTTCTTCTAGTAGTTTTAATTTTTTATCTTCTGCCGCTTGCTCTGCCTTTTGTTTGTCTTCTGTTAGCTTATCTTCTGCCGCTTGTATTTTTGCGGCTTCGTTTGCTTTTGCTTTCTCTCTCGCTTGGATTTGTTTGTCTACCGTGTTAAGCTCTCTTTGTAATTGTCGCGCTACATTTGCACGTGCTGCCACTTGATTGTTTACGGCTGCTATTGCTTGCGCTTCTAAATCTAAATTTTCCTTGTTTGAACGGCTAAAAGTGTTCTCTAAGATTTGAGCGTCACGCCTTAACTCTAAAAATTCAGTTTCTTTATCTAAAAGTTGATTTTCTAAGTCTTGCGCCTCAATTAACGCGGCTTTCCTTTCTTCTGCTGAAAATTGGTCTTCTTGTCTAGCTTTCAATCTTAATTGTGCAACCTTACTTTGCAACTCAGATTTTTTGACTAACAAGTCACGCTCGATTTTATCCGCTTTAGCTCTCATATTAGCAACCTCTGCCGCTTGCCCCGCTTCTCTCTCTTGCTCCTTAATAAATGCTTTTGTGGCTTCTGTAGCGGCTTCAATTTTGCCCGTCATATCCTCAACCCCTAAAGCTACCTTACTTACGGCATTAACGGCTATTTCTCCCGCTTCACCAAAATTACCCTTAAAAAGCTGTTCAACAGCTAAACCTAACTTTGGTATTAACTCAAACATACCAACAAACCTGTTAACTATGTTTTCTTTTAGTAGGTTTGCAAAACTTATTAAGGACTCTTTAGGATTTTCAAACACCTCAATTATAGCTTCACCAAAGTCAGCCAACAAATCAGAAAGGTTGCCAATTAAAGCACCTAAAACAGTCATTAATTTATTATACTTGTTTTGCCCCTCTTCCGAAGATTCAAAAGCCGTTTTAACTGCTATTATTGCTGTAGATATTCCAACCAAAACAGCCCCTAAAGGGGTTAACGCCAAAGCAATAAATCCTTTTGCCAAAGCCTTAGCACCGCTTAACGCTGAAAGCATACCACCACCAACAGTTCCAAGCGCACCGCCCATATTGCTGAGACCGTCAGTAGCGTTATCGGTTGCCTCTTTTAAACCGTCTGTTGATTTATTAAGTTTATCTGTAGACTTTCCTAATTTGTCAACCCCATCAACAGCTTGTTTACTGTCAACTTTTATATCAATTTCTATTTCCTTTGCCATATATTAAAATGGGGGGATTTGCACCCCCCTAAATTTTTTAAGTAAGCCCGTTAATATTTACAGTTTCAAAGTCATTAGATACCATACTATTAAGCTGTAATTTACCAACATTTTGGTCTGTAAATAAAACCTCGTTTCTCACGCCCTGAGAATAATTATCTGCTTGACCGTCACCCATTAACCAAATAAAGTTAGATGTATAGCCATATTGCCAACTGCTAGGGTTATAAGTTAACTCTTGACCGTTTAAAGCGCTTCTGACTATTTGACCGTCTCTGTAGTCATCCTCCCATTTTTTCGGGTCTGTAATCATTAATTTTATCTCAGTATCATTAGGAATATTTTGATTGTTTCTTAAATTAGTTACAACCATACTAGCTACTTTACCGTGAAAACTCCTATTTGAACTACGCCCCCCAATAGTAAAGTCTCCCGACACGCCTCTATTCATTCTAACGCCTGTAGAAGTCCATCCAGATGTTACACTTTGATTAAAGCCTACACTAGCAAAAGAATCAATACTCGACATTATTCTAATATCAAAACCGCCCGATAAATTACTAGCTGATGAGGCGGCATTTGATGAAGTTCTATAACCTTTACTACATATATAGACACCGTACCAATGACCCGTGTTTAACGGAATACCTATTTTACATTCGTTGTAGCCGTCTCCCTCTCTACCCCAACCGAAAAATAACTGTTTATAGGCTGATATTCTTAAATAAATATTGTCGTTACCATTGCTAGCGCCCTCGCCACTATTCCAAATGTGCTGATTCGAGTTGTTTCCATCCGCTTTGAACACTACAGCTGTAGCCCAAGCCCTACAATTACTGTCATTACTCGTTTTACTACTGTTAGCATTTTGCGGAACGCTTACAGATAGATTATTCATTCTCAAAGGGTTGTAGTTCACACTGTTACTCACTTGTTTTAAATGTTCGCTAGACCCGCTAAAATCTAACGCTTTAGTCCACGCTGTTAAGTTAGTTTGAACAGGTGCGACATCTGTAGCCGTAACCGTCATTGTTCCAACACTTGACCCGTAAGCGTTCGCGCGAGTTACCGTAACCGTGTAAACCGTGTCAGTTCCTACGTCTGTCAAAGTACCCTGAATTAAGCTATACCCGTCATAAACTAAGCCGCTACCTGTTGGGGTTATATTTACCGATGTTGACCAATTAGCGCCTTGCGGTGTAACTTGTATATTTACATTTGTACCCTCTTCCTGTGTTATGTCTGAGCCGCTAAAGGCAGCAGGTGTTAAGTCTGCATTGGTTAAGCTAGTCACCTCTGTATAGCTAACCGCTACCCCGTTAAAGGTTTCCGAGCCTGTAGGCGCTGAGCTATGCTGATATGTTGCGGCATCGTGAGAAGCTTCAGGCATAAACCAGGTTGTGTTTGTTGGGTCGTCCGCGTATGTGTGTGTATGGCTTGACCCTGCCCCTGCTGTTAATCCGTTTACTATTTCGTCATAATACTCAGCCTCTTCGGCTGTAGTGAATAAAGGATAGTTAAAAACCCCGTCAGGGCTTTCGATATATCTAAAATACATTGTAGGGGCTTCGGGCTCTAATAAGTGAACTTTTGGCAAACTGTAAACCCTTGCGCCTGTGTCGTTTGTTTTAATACCTAAATGAAACTCCGAACCTTGTACAATAGGGTAAGAGGTTCTAGCGTGAACAACCCAGTCCGTCCCGTTTCTTAAAGTTTCGATTGATATAAACCCGTTAGTGTCAATACCGACCCTTATTTTTATAGGGTTGCCCGCTAGCCAATCTGCCTGTTCGTCCGTTCCGTTAAAATTTGACCATCCCGCGCGCATCGAGTAACTTGTGTTAGCTCCGTAATTAGTCCAAGAGCCGTTTGGCGTTGGGTGAAACCAATGAGAAAATTGGAAGCCGTAGTGTGCCGAGTTGTCAATCCCAAACCTTGTAGGGTCTGCGTAGTTAGCGTTCCCGCTGTAGTACCCTGAATCATAACTAGATTGTGAATGTATTAAACCAAAACCAATAGTTCCCTCGTTTCTAATATCAAAAGTGAAGTATTCGCCTGCTTGGTCTATTGTTTCGGTAGTTTTCAAACCGTTTTGACTGTTTGAGCTAGTAGAACCATAAACGTCAGCACCTACAGGGTCTAAGCCATAACCCGAATAACTTACCGAGGTATCAACCCCGCTAACGTCTGCCACCATTGTGCTGTAAGGGTCTGCAATTACTACACTTTCAAAAGCTCCAACAGTAAACAACTCGTTTAAGTAGTTTATAACATCATTAAGACCCCCGCTAATTGCGCTACCGTTACCATCGCAAGCGCTAGTATGGTCTAACTTTGTAAAGTGTACAATATTCCCTAGTTCGCTTTGTATTTGAATTAAACCGTCACCATTGTCAACCGCTTTAATTGTGTTAACTCCGAAGCTATAGCCGTTGTCTAGCATTATAGATGTGTTAGTATCGTCTAGTTTGAAACATACTGTTTCGCCTGTCAGCTCAGTACCGCCACCACCTAAACCAACAACATTTGCTTTTTCTGTAATGTAGTCCGCGCAATCCTGAGCGGTTGCAAAGGCGTTGCCGTCCGCGTCAACAAATTGAGTAAAAGGCACTCGATAAAATTCGTACTCTGTTTCGCCTGTTTGCGCTGTGATAATATCGTTAACAACGCTTACCGTGTCCGTAAACTCAGCATCTACCGAACCACTTAAGCAGGCGTTCCAATATGTTGGATTACTTGCCCCGTGGAAGTTTATACAGTTTCCTGCTTCGTTTCTTTGTATTCTTATTGCCATATTTTATCTTACTAAAGTGAATAATGTACTTAAAGGTTGTATTATAATAGGGTTGTCTGATTTAATTGCAAAGTGAGAAAGGGAATTAATATCCTCTTGACTTGCAATATAAACGCTCATTTCGATACGGTTTAAATAAGTTTTCCCAACAGTACCGCCACCGTAAAAAATAGGCTGAGCCGTTAAAGGAAAAGTAAACGTAACATTGTTTGACGCGTCTCTGTTTTTATACCATATCGCAGGTTGCAAAGTTGTATTTGCAATTTGAGGTATTGCGTTAAAATCGAATCTTATTTCTACCTTATCGCCAACCGCTAAAGTTGAAAAGTCAAGACCGCCCGTTGTTGGAACGTTCGTACCATCTTCGTAAGTGTCAGCGTCTACGGTTGTAAAGTCAAAAACCCCGCTAACGCCTGAGGGCAGATATGAGTTACCAAAAACCCCCTTGCCTGTGTGGTCTGCGGGTGTAGGGTCTGTCCAATAGGGAGAGTCAACCGCTGCCTGTACGGCTGAATCAAAACTAAATGTTTTATAGATACCCGCATCAACATCGGATTGGGTTATATTAATACCGTTGCCGTTCTCCCAAACATAATTGTTTGTCAAAGGTTTACCCGCGAAAGCTCCCGTAAACTCAATTCCTGCGGATGAGTTACTATCTGCCCCGCCCGAAACTTTTAACGCTCCGTTTTCATCCAACACAACCTCCCTAAAGAAGTCCCTTTGGTCGTCAATTTCTAAGTCTGCCATTTATATAAAAGTTTTAATGTTTCCGTTTTCATCTAAGGCTATACGCTCGTAAAATTCCTTAGCTGTTCCCGCTTTTGTTTCTGCTCCCGTTTTGGCAACAACTACGGTCTGAACTTCCCCGTCCTCGTTAATTCTCACTTTGTCGTAAAAATCTCTTTGGTTGTTTATCTCTAAATCCATACTAATAAAAGTTAATTATGTTTTTTTGTTTAATCGTAAAACCTAATTTCAACAAAAGAATTTTCTAAAATTCCATCGGTTAAAGTGCCTGAATCATTTCTTGTATT